CGGGAGCAACACTGATGCCCGCGCAGAAACTGCCGGTGGAATTCGGCGAGTGGCGGCCTGACATCGCGTTGCTTGATACCAAATTTGCCAGCGAGGTCGAGAACGTCTTCGCTGCGGCCAATTCCTATCTGCCGTTTCCATCGCTGCAGGCGTTCGGCATCACAGCATTGCCGGTGCCTGCCTGTGGACTGTACGCGGCGCGCACGCTGTCGGGCGAATGGAAAATCTACGCCGGCACGCCGACCAAACTTTACACATGGAGCCTCGGCGGCTGGGTTGATGTCAGCCGCACGGTTGGTGGTGCCTATAACGTGCAGCCGGGCGACCTGTGGATGTTCGAGCAATCCGGGCAAAAGCTGGTCGCGGTCAACATCAACGACGATGTGCAAGTGATCGACATCGACATCGGCACCAATTTTGCCGCGCTCGCCGGCTCGCCGCCACGCGCCACCAACGTCAAGCAGATCGGCGATTTCCTGTTCCTGTCAGGATTGGCCGATAGCTCGGGTTACAACAAGCGCAGCATCATCTGGTCGGCGATCAACGACATCACAGGATGGACCATCGGCCTTAACCTCTGCGACACGCAAGAAATGCCAGACGGAGGTCCGGTGCAAGGCGTGGCCGGCGGGGAGATCGGTTACATCCTGCAGGATCGCGCGATCCGCACGCTGCAGTTCATGCCCGGCGACACCACCTACATTTTTAGTATCTCGCGGGTGCTGGACGACCGCGGCTGCGTGAGCAAGTACGGCTTCGATAGCATCGGCAACGTGCTGTATTTCGTGAGTGAGGACGGCTTCTACAGCATGACCGGCCAGCAAGTCACGTCGATCGGTCAGGACAAGGTCAACGAGTGGTGGTTGGCGAATTCCGACATGACCCGGCGCAATGTCGTGCATTGCCTTGCCGGTGTGAACAAGCCGCGGATTGTGTGGGTCTATCACTCGGGTGATGCCGCACCAATGTACGACAAGCAGATCATCTTTGATTGGAGTAACGCCCGCTGGGCCAAGTCTTCGATTTCTGCTTGGGTCTGGGGATTGCTGGCGTCCGACAGCCTCGATCTCGACACGACCGGCCCGGAGACTGGCGATGCCCTGTTGGACAGCACCGCGCCATCGCTTGACAGTTTCGGCTATGTCGGTGGCCGGCCGCTAATCGGCGCCATTAACCCCGGAGGGTTCCTGTCGGCGCTGACCGGCCCCAATCTGCCGGCAACCATGGAAACCGCCGAGGTGCATCTGTCGCCTGGGATGCGTTCATTCGTCAGTGATGCCTACCCACTGGATGATGTGCGCGACGATGCGTCAGGCACCGTTGCTGCCGGCACCCGCGAGCGGTTGCAAGATGCGCCGGTTTGGGAGCCACCAGTGATGATCGAGATCACGGGTTCGGCGGCGCTGTATTCCTCGGCGCGGTTGCATCGCTTCCGCCGTTATATCCCAGGCGCCATGGTGTGGACGCATGCTCAAGGTGTGGTGATCGAGGCGCAGCAGGATGGCACAGTTGCATGACCGATTGGGCGCCGGCGCCATTCCGCATTAAATTCGACGAGGCCCGTGATCCCTACACCGCGCGCAATGCACTCGGCATCATGGGATCGGGTGCCGGCTTCATCACATCGGTCACGGCGCCGCTATCGGTTACCGGCGGCAATCTATCGATCGATCTAGCTACGTTTAGCGGGCCATGGGCGGCTTATACGCCAACGCTTGCCGCTGGTAGCGGCACACTGACATCGGCCGCGGCCACTGGCCGGTTTATCAAAATCGGCAAGAACGTGAGTTTCAGCATCCGCATTGCCATCACCACCAACGGCACGGCGGACCTCTACATCACCGCAACCCTGCCGGTGACAGCCTTCGCTGCCAGTCAGGCGCTGGCCGGCTACCACGAAACCAACACCGAGGTGATGTCAGCGGTGATCCTGTCCGGTGCCCCGACAGTCGCACGGATCAAGAATTCCGCCGGCGAGTATCCCGGTGCCAACGGTGCAGCGTTCGTTATCTCTGGAACCTATGAGGCGGCCTGATGGCATCACCCGGTGAAGACGTTCAAGCCTGGAGCACAACGGCGGCGACCAATGCTACCGCTGATCCGCTAATCAATTGGGCCGAGGGTCAGCCGCGCGCGAGCGTGAACAATTCGGCGCGCTCGCAGATGGCGGCGCACGCCAAAAAACGTAATCTCGAGAACGGCTCCATCACCACCGGCGGTGCCGCCAATGCCCAAACTTTTACTTCGGGCGTGGGATACACCACACCCATTCCGACCGGCTTGTGGGTGCGGCTCAAGGCGGGCTTCACCAATACCGGCGCCGTGACGCTCAACATGGACGGCATCGGCGCGGTGGCAATCAAGGATCAATTTGGCCTCGATCCCGGCGCTGGAGCATTGACCACCGGGCAATATGTTGAGTTGCTCTACAACGGCACCAACTGGATTTTGCTGCGACAAAATGCAGGCGGCGGTACAGTTCCGCAGTGTGGCCGGCTGATATTTGTTAGTGCCACAGCACTGTCGTTCGCGCCGTACAACGGGGATCAGATCAAAATCAATGGCGTGTTTTACTCGATACCCGCGGCAGGAATTGCCGGACTTGCCAACACCGGCGTATTCGTGGGCGGCGTGGCCGCGCAGAACCTTGTCGCTAATGGTGATTACAACGTCTATGCATTCAATAATTCTGGCGTCATCACCGCGGATTTTGTCGGCTCCGTTGGCACCCCTCATGCCACCAGCACGACTGCCGGCAATGTCGGCACCGAGATCAAGAGCAGCGATGACAGCCGCACATTGATCGGCAAGGTTACCACCAATGCTGCCGCGCAATTTGAAAATTTAGCAACCTCGCGCCTGGTCATTAGTTGGTTCAATCGCCGATCGATAGGCGTCATTAGCAATGTTTCAAATTCGAATACAACGTCGACCACGACCATTGAATTGTCCACCGCCTGGCGCGCCAAGTTTTTAACCTGGGGTATTGACGACCTTCCTGTTGTCATAGCGGGCTACGGCCGCAACACCGTAGCGGGGCAGTTTATTATTGCCAACATCGGGCTCGACGGAGCAACGCCAATCCTGCCGCCCTTGATCGCCAGTTCCGACAACGCTGGTTCCAATAGGATCATTGGCGCGGGTGGCATGGCCATTCTCTCGGAAGGAGTGCACTTCATCACGCTGCTTGGCGCCGTGAGCGGTGCAACTGGCGAGTTCTTCTGCAACTGCTCCGCTGTGATCAGAGGATAATACGATGGCAAAGCCACTTGGCCCCACCTTCGGCAATGAAGTGATCGCAGCTGGCCTTGGCGGCTTGCCGTTTTCCTGGGGTGATACTGACGAAACGATCAGCGGACGCGAGAACCTTGACGTCGCGCAGAACGCGACGCTTGACGGTGTGATTGCAGCGCACGATCCGACCAAGCAGATTGTATCCGCGCCCGCGCCATCCACTGCGGTGCTGTTCAACCACGAAAACCGGCTGCGGACATTCGAGGGCGTGCCGCCAATAACGCTCGGCGATTTCCGGCAGCAGAACGGACTATAGTTGCGCCTCGTTGCGATCCCGCTGAACGAGCATGAGGCGTGGGCGCATCACTGGTTGCCGTTCCTGCCGCGCATTGCCAAACGCTCGCATGAGAGTGTGCTCGACCTGATCGGGCAAATCCGGCGGCGCGAGGTGCGGCTGCTGTTAGTGATGGATGATGAGATAGCGCGGGCGCTGGTCGGTGTTCGCATCCATCAAATGGGCGGCAAAACTTGCGGCGATATGATCTGGCTTGCCGGCTTTGGCCGCGAGCAGTGGCAGGAGTTGCTGCCGGAATTCGAGCAGATGCTACGCGATGCCGGCTGTGTCATGTGTCGGCCGGTGTGCCGGCCCGGCTGGTCGCGGTATCTCAAGCAGCGAGGCTATCGCTTGAAACACGTCATCATGGAGAAACCGCTATGAGCAGCGGCGGCCAAACCCCAGTTACCCAGCAGACCCAACAAACCCGCGATCCATGGGCGCCATCGCAAATAGGTTTGCAGACGGCGATGAATAATTCCATGGCCCTTTTCAACTCCGACATCGGCTACCAGCCCTGGACTGGGGCAACGCAGCAGCCCATCAATATGTACACGCAGATGGGCCTCACCGATATGTCCAACACGCTCGGGGGGGATGCCGCTGCGGGCGGCACGCAAGGCGTTTTGGCAGGGCGTCAGCTTGGTCTGAACCAAATCAACGATCGGGGCCTGAGCCCGGAACTGCGCTCCCTCTACGATCAGGCGCAGGGCGATCAGAACCCGTATTTGCAGAATATCCTCGACACCAGCAACCGGCAGATCAGCAACAAGATCGGCTCGTCCATGAGTGGCGCCGGCCGCTACGGCAGCGGCATGCACACAGATACTGCTGCACGCGCCATGGCGGAAGCGGCTGACCCGATCCTGGCGCAAGACTATGCCCGCCGGCAGCAGCAGATGCAGGGCATCGCCGAGGGCGGCCTGCAGCGTGCCGGGCAATGGGCGCAGCTTATGCCGACGCTGGATGAGGCACGGTTGGCGCCAGCGCAGGGGCTGGCCAATATCGGGCAGTATTACAACGAGCGCGACCAAAAGGCGTTGGATGATGCCATCAAACTTTATAACGCGCAGCAGGCGCGGCCGTGGGAGCAGACTGCACGCCTGAATGCAATTTATGGCCAAGCTGGTGCTTTGGGCGGCACGCAGTTCGGTACGCAGACCACGCCGATCAACCAGCCCTCGACGTTGCAGCGGCTGTTCGGCGGCGCCGCCGCGGGTGCCGGCATCGGCGGTTCGTTCGGCGGGGCGCCGGGTGCCGGCATAGGTGCCCTCGGCGGCGGACTTCTGGGACTACTTTAATGCCGCTCGGTTCCTGGTATTCACAACTGCCGGCCTTCGGTTGGTTTGACCCCGAGGACCGGCCGAGATCGAACGCGCTCGGCGTGCCGGACAGCCAACAGGGCATTGCGCTGCCGACGCGGCGCGGGCTCGGCAAGTGGTTTCTGGTCACGCCACCGGGTCAAAATCAGCCGTTCCCGCTGCAGCAGACTGACACCGGGCCGGCGCCGGACACCGGCCGCGGCGTGGATATCAGCGCCGCCGGCGCCCACCAGATGGGCTACAACCCGAAGAATTTTCCCACCGATGCAAATTTCAAGGTCGAGCCGATCGACACGACCGGCTTGGGCCTGGCCGCCGGCTACATGGGCGGCGTGCCCGGTCAGAACGATACAGCGGTTGCCGAAGGGCCAGCACAGCAGAGGCGCAAGACAATGCCGAATAGCCTCATGGATATGTTTCAGTCACGCGATCCCGCCGGCGAGCCGTCGAGCTTTGCCGACAATCTGCAAGCCCGATCCAATTCTCTGATCGGGCTCGGGCTCGGCCTGCTGCAGCCGTCCAATCCGCTGCGCGGCCAATCCTCCTGGGGTAATGCCCTGGAGGGTTTCCAGGGCGGCGCGGCGCTCGACGCCCGCACCGCGGCCGAGGCGGCACGGCTGCGGCATCAGAAATCGCAGGACGCCCGCCAAGCCGCTATGGATCGCTTCAACATGGGCATGCGGGAGAAGGAATTCACGCAAGGCGCGCTGACCCCATACCAGAAGATGGAGGCCGATATTGCCCGGGCCAAGGGCACGCCCAATGAGCAAATGGTTGATGATTTTTACCGCAAGCAACGCGACGCCGGCCCGCCGGAAACGCGCGAAGTGTTCGATCCCGCACTCGGCCGCAACGTCGTACAGGAGTGGGACAGCCGCAGCAAGTCATACAAGACGGCCACCATGGGCGGCGGCACGACCGGAACGGCACCGGCCGATCCGTTCGCCGCTGGTGCCGGCCGACCGGTCTACGGCGAGGGCGGCGATTACAGTAGCCGATCGGCACCGGCAGCCACCGGCACGCAAGGGCAACCCGTGCTGCCGGCCAAAAAGCCGCTGACGGCGCATGAGCAGACCGCGATCGATGACGCCGATAAGGCTGTAATTGCAAATCGAGGAGTGGTCGGCACGCTGCAAGATGCCAAGCGGCTATCGAAAAGCGCATTTTCAGGGCTTTTCCCGATGCAGCG